CAGTGTGGACTGCGGTCCCATGAACCATAAAATGATTCCTCGGCCCTCGTATCTCGGCAACATTTGACCACCAATACTTGCGTGGACAACCAAGATAAGTCATAAAGGCTGACTTGGATAGTCGTACTGGCCAATCATTATTACTGGCCTTGAATGGATTAGCGTGTCCGTGTTCGGGTCCGTGGATTTCAAACCACTCTTTGCTGTATTTATTCGGTTGTTGGTTCATCCTTCTTCGCCTCTTGCTTCTTGGCCTTTGGTGCGGCCTTCTTCACAGGGGCGGAAGTGATGTGCTCGGAGAACATCTTAGGGTCAGCATCTGCGCCAACCAAGCAAAAAGTATCGAGTCCCATAGCGACTGCTCGCTGGAGGTTCTCGACGCTGTTGTCCATAGCGATGCACACATCACGCTTTCCGTGTTGTGCGATGGCCTTAGCGACCAATTTCTCATCCATTTCTGCCAACAATACTTTTGCCATAGTCATTCCACATCCCGTGTGTTTTTTAATCATTCTTCTTCTTTTGCGTCCAAATCGCTACCACATGCAGGGCAGTGGGTAGGCGTTGGTACTTCATCCAACTTAGGATGTCGCAGTTCAGTACCGCATGAAGGACAGGTGATTGTTTCGAGCAATCCCAAGTGTGTCAAAAGACCACTGAGGACTGCCATAATCTGCATCATGTCCTCCGTGAGTGCGTTGGCAAGTCGATTCATAGATGAACCAAGACTGTGCACCGCTTCGGTGAGTTCTTTCGTTGTCATTTTGCGGGGTGTTCGATTTTCTTCGGTCATATTACTCACTTTGCCTACGCCACTATATAGTCATATCCACTGAACAGCACCAAGACCACGATGGGCATTCCACAATTCCTGTGTACTCCACCCAACAAGGTCGTAAATGTCACATGCTTTGTTCACAATGTATGTTTCCGTCATTCTCGCCCAGTCAATAGTACACACACCTTGCAGTTGCTCAAAATTGTCAAATGCAATGTGTTGTCCTCGCTTATTGACGGCGGTTAGGAACGCCTCATCGACCTCATAGTTGCGACCGAGGTTCTTTTTAGCCCAATCAGCACCCGCTGAGGCACCCGAAAGTACTTTATACTGTGAAAGACGACGCTTCAACTTTCCTACCATCAACACATCCTCGGCAAGTTCACCGTTGATGCCCTTAGTAATGAGCCCACATACCTCAGTATCGACCTCATCTTGAGCAACACCATCGAGGATAGCACGAAGTATGGAGTCCATTGTGGACTTCATGGCCTTTGGCATCCTCGCTTGCTTGAGTTCAAGGCCCTTGTAGTAGTATTCGGGCTCGTGGGACTGACCATCAGTCCATGTGACCTTGCCAGCGTAGCGGTTCTTGCGCTTGAGAATCATAGACTCACACCACTTCTCGAACTCGGTTTCGATAGGAGCCATAGCCTTGTTAATTTCATCAACAAGTACCATCCCTTCTTCGGGACTTGGTACCTCGCAAAATATGGAGTCAGTGTGCCCATAGCGCACAGGATAACCACGCTCGTTGCACTCGTCACGCAGACGAAATAGAGTCTGTCGAGAGGTGTATGTGATAGCGGCGGCTATGTCGGGGTGGTACATGCCGAACTTAGAGTCACCGCAGATACCATAGAGGGAAGCAACCATTGATTTGGTGGCAAATTGAGCACCATCCCACTTCTTGTAGGCTATTTCATCCCCGTCAGCCCGAGCCTGTTTCATTAGCGCCTTGTACTCATTGCGCTTGACAGTCAATTTGTCCATAGTCCTACCGAGCAAACCCCGGTCCCCCTGCATGAACTTGGCACCACTGCCACAGTCCAAGCCTTCATCCGACAGCGTAGTCCAGCAGATGTTATGTAGATTTACATTGGAGTGGTACATGGCCTTGATGTCCATAATAGCAATGTTGGTGTAGCGTCCGGGCTCCGGCTCTTGAATATCAGCCCCAGCATAGTCCCGCTTCTCGAACTTGGGGGAGTCGGGTATGCGTAGGTCGAACTCATTGTCTTGTAGGAACAGACTTGCCGACATAGCGGTGATGAGGGGAGTCGTAGCCAACTGACACTGCACAAGATGTTGCATAGAGGTGTGATACCCCACAGCATTGACCGCTTCGTCCAGTCGGGGGAGTAGCCTCACATCTTGTCGGTTATAGTCAAGGTATGTACCTACATCGGAGTAGTAGGTATCGTGTCCGTTGGGCAAATCAACCTTCCGCTCTTGTAGCACATGCCAAGCAATATCATCCAACTTCTGCGAAGCCAATTGTCCATTCTTGATAGTCCACAGTCGCTTGAATCCAACCATAAGGTCAAAGCAAAGTCGCCCCGGAATGGGTTGCGACCAGTGCTTATCACTCCAATTGTACATGAAGTCGTGACGGTTGTAGGGAGATAGGCTCTTGGGATTAAGGCCCACAGCCCTCATGCGGTCACATATCTGCTTGATGTCAGCATCCACCACATACCACCCAGCAATGACATCGGGGTCATGCTTGGACATCTGCGATGCAAAGTGAGCAAGTAGTTGTCGCTCGTTAGCAAACGCTCGTACCGGAGTGTCGAAATGAATCTCCTTGAGCCCATCCGGGTGGTCAATGCAGGGCAGGGACTTGTGTAGCCCCGGTTCGATGTCGGGGCTTGTGACCCATGTGAGCATGCGCTTGGTGTAGGAGTCCAACACCGAGAGCATGGTAATCTCCCCGGAAGTGGTCTTCCACTCACCGTCAAGATACCACACCCTGTGCTCATAATTAGGGATAGGGTCTTCGCCCTTGACCAGTCGGTCATTGAGGACTTGGTTGGGGAAGGTTATGTGTGCCTCCCATGTGTCGGTATGCTTAGACCACAGCCTCCGGTCGTACTCGGTGCGAAAGTGCACCTTGCTCAAGTCCGTACCATACAGTCCTTCGTACCCTTCTTCGACTTTGACCAATCCATATCGGTCGTTCACATTCTTGGCAAAGCAGTAGGGGTATGCCTCGACGACATAATCCCTACGCTCATTTGTTTCCGGGTTTCGAGAACGGATTCGTACCTTTCTTCCACCTATATGTGTGACAATCATACTAAGTCATGTGTTGTCGGCAGTATATAGATGTTCACAAAGGATTGTACAAGCAGTTGCACCACGCAACAACCGTCATAAGATTCTGTACGACGGCACTCTCGGGAGTCTTGTGCTTGTCCAACCTTCGTACCTTAATGATACTGTCACAGTCGCAACACATTATGATTTCGTACTTATTGTCCTTCGGCAGATTTACCACGGCCTCGCCCCCTTGTAGGGATGTTATGGCGTCGTAGCCAGTTCTGTATAGTCATTGGTGTGACCCCGCACATACGGGCAATCTGCGCCATCGTATATCTGTTGGTCACATAAGCATTGGTGAGCCATTCCTCGTTGCGGAAATCATCATTTAGAGTCTTGACACTAACAGTGATTAGGTGCAGGGATTCGCACTTACTGCACTCCGTGCTGATTTGCGAGTCAATAAGTACGCTCGCAATACCCCACGGGTCGGTCGCTTTGTTTTCTGCATTGCATTTTTCACATTTCCAAGTTATCATTGTTTCACCTTCTTGTATTCTCTTGCGCCATCCCCTTTGCGGAACTCGACCACTCCACGAGCAATCATAACTCGCATGAGTGTGCCTATGCGAACATTGGTAATCATCATAGAAGAACCGCCCCTTGCATCATGCTCGAGACACATTTGGCGTAGTTCCTCAGTAGTGTACCACTGCTCTTCATTCATTTCATGGTGAATGACCATAGAGAGTATGATTCGCATTCTGCGCCTTCGGTCGGAGCCACGGTAAATCCACCGCTGAAACACAGGGTGTTCACAAGTGTCCTCGACCTGTTGCATACTGAATCCAGTGATAGAGTCGTATTTATGACCAAGAGTCAATCAAAGCACCCCGGATTGAAATACCCAGTCGCCATTTTCCATAGCGAGTAGTAGGCGTATGCCTTGTCCGTAGTCTGTGAAGTCCATGAATCGCAATTTAATCTTGCCTCGGTAGTACTTGGCGACATTTTCCAAACCACCCTCATAGATGGCCTCAAAGTCGTCCGTAGTGTACTCACCCAAGTTCACCTCAGTTAGGCCCTTGAAGGGGCTTCCTACGGTCACGGAGAGTGTGTTGTCGTTCACGGCGAACTTATATCTGTTCAACTTCTGTCCGTTCATGCCATCACACTGCAAGGCACTGTGTAGTTCGACAGCATCCACCTCAGCCGTAAAGAATGGTGCGACAATCTGTTTATCGAGAGTCATGTAGGTCTTGCCGTCGATAATCTGCTCGGCTCGCTTCAACGCTTGCTTAGACCACTCTTCGAGTGTGTGCTGACTATTGGCAAATGCCTTAGCATCAAGTCCACCAGTGAGAGTAGTCTGCTTGCCCTCAGATGTGACTTTGACCTTGCCCGCATCACTAACGAGTCTAACAAGTTGCTTGTCGTGGTGCTTTAGCACACCAAGCATACGCCTAATGTCTGGCACCGGAATGGCTTCATCTGGATATGATTCACTCACAGTAAAGGAGAATCGAGCGAGCGAGGTCTTGCCATCTTTAACAATACTCGTAGTGCTGATGCGCTTATCCGAGAGGGACAAGACGCACCCGGCAACTTGGTCTTGTGATTTGCCGTTGATGTTCTGCTCCCGTAGCGTAGCCATGAGCAATTGCTCCAAAGCCTTGCGGGGTATAATCATCGAGGCACACCGCCCGAAATGTAGTGGGTGAAGGTCGAGGCTGGAGCGTCGTGTTGCTCTTGTAGTTCTTGTACTGCGGCGAGAATCTTACCGAGGTTGGGAATCTCATCGACCTCATGCTCCAAATCAGCAATGCGTACTGACAGGAGTTCAAGGTGTTCTTGCAGTAGGTCGAGGCGCTGTGCGACCAGTTGGGAGTTGATTTGCAGTTGCTTGAACGCCTCAAGGATGAAGTTATCTCTTGTGTCGCTCATCTCACTCCCACCCAAATGGTAGTCCTTCCCAAGAAACAAAGCCGCCTTTGACCGACATGACATCGTATCGCTTGCCCAAGTGTTGCATGTTGCGACCTTTCATCTCATTGATAGTGGCACGGATGATGAAGTCCCCTTCGTTAAGGCTCTTGTCAGCCTCAACACCAGCGGTCTTGTCACCCTTCTTTGTGTACCGTCGTAGCAGAATCTGCTGACTGACGAATCGCTGGGTACCATCGACCCAATCGACAATCTCGCCAATCTTCATCATGGCCTTTGTGCCGTTACCGACATCCATGAACTGCTTCTTGTCCTTCAAGTGGAAGGTGAAGAAGATGTAGGGGATTGGTAGCGCAGTCAAGCGGTTAAGGACACCCTTAAACACACGGTTGCGCTCACGCCATTCCTTTTGATTGAAGTTATCGCTGTCGTCTTTAATGACGCCACGCTCAATCAGTCGCTCAGTCATAACGAACTCGCACCACTTAAGGAAAGTGGAGCCGCCGTCCATGACCACTGCGCCGATGTCTTCATGTTGCTCACCCAAGTAGGAAGTGAACCACTCCAACTTCTTGACTACTGCGAGCCAGTTGGTAGTGTTGTCTTCATTCCACATGGCATCATCCATCTCGTCGATGAGGGGAATGACACGGATGCGGTCTGCTCCCTCGACATTGGTAGTGAGTAGTAGGTCCA